GCTTTCGTGATCGTGTGGTGTACTCGCATTTTGGTCTCCTTAGTTACTGACTTCGTTGCCAGTAACATAATTAAACCACAATTCTAGAGTGTTGTCAATATATTATAATATGTTATAAGACATAGGTATATGAGGCAAAGTGTCGCATATCTCGGGTTAATTCATCATGCTACGATGAATGAATGAAAACGTGCACCAAGTGTTTGCAAAGCAAACCTACAGAACAATTTAGCAATTCAAACAAAACCAAAGACGGTAAAACTCATTGGTGTAAGTCCTGTGTGTCTTTAAATAGAAAAAGGCTTTATAAATTTGATTCTGCTAAAGAAAAGGAAAGAAGGAAATTATATAGGGGAAATTCTCCTTATACTGCTCTTTGTCAGTCTTTGTGGATGCGTACAAAAAGAGTTCCTACTGAAAATGCAATCACTCCTAAAGAGCTGTATCAAAAATGGGTCGATCAAGAAGGAAGATGTGCTATTACGGGTGTAGAAATGGGATGGAGTGGTAAAAAAGGACGACTTATAAGTGGTATGTCCGAATGGGACTCAATTTCCATAGATAGGGTGGATCAGAGTATAGGATATGTTAAAGACAACGTGCGTTTAGTGTGTTTTTGCATAAACGCTTTTAGGGGACGTATGACTGATGAAGAAATGTTTAGAGTTGCTAGTTTGATTGCTAAGAAGTTAAGTTAGTGGTATTTTACATATGTTTTATAGGGGCTAGAGAATGCCAACTCTGAATAACGCTAAACAGGAGTTATTCGCTCAGAACTGTGCAATTGGCATGGGTGTTAATGACGCCTATATTTCCGCTGGCTATTCTGGCACGCCACAAGCGGCGAACGTCTTGTCAAAAAAGCCTCACGTTGTCGCTAGAATTGCGGAACTTCAAAGCAGAAGAATTAAGATTGAAGAAAAAACGCTAGAGAAGTCGATTGAGCGAACAGCACGCGTCAGGGAAAAGATAATTGAGCGCTCTCTTGTCACGAGGGAATGGGTTTTAGATCATCTCGTTCTCAACGTTCAGCGTGCTATGCAGATCATTCCGCCCACCAAGGACGGAGGGTTATTCCGTTACGAGGGCAGCGTCGCCAACAAAGCTTTGGAATTGCTTGGCAAAGAAGTGGGAATGTTCGTTGACCGTAAGGAAGTGGGGGCTCCCGGTGAATTCGCTGAGCTTGACGCAGAAGGACTTAAACAGGCTATCGCTGAACGACTTACAATGGTTAGACAGAGCGATGGCTCGTTTGGAGTTCCTCGAGAAGAAGGAAGCGGCGGAAATCAGTCTGACTGAGTTTATTCGTCAGGCGTGGAGCGTCGTTGAACCGGGTCAGCCTTATTCGCATAATTGGCACGTCGATCTGATCGCCGCGCATCTCGAGGCGATCACCGACGAGGTGACGATTGATGAGGAGTATTACAACCGGTTGCTCATCAACGTTCCGCCGGGGTCGATGAAGTCCCTTTTGGTCAACGTGTTCTGGCCGTCGTGGGAATGGGGGCCGCGCAACATGCCTCACCTTCGCTTCGTCTGTACGTCGCATTCTCAGAATTTGGCTATTCGTGACTCCACCAAGATGCGCCGCCTCATCCAGAGCGAGTGGTATCAAAAACGCTGGGGCGACCGGGTGCAGCTTACCGGCGACCAGAACGCCAAGACGAAATTCGAGAACACGGCGACAGGATTCCGCGAAGCGGTGGCGTTCGAATCGATGACCGGCGTTCGTGGCGACCGGGTGATCATCGATGATCCGCACAGCGTCGATTCGGCGCAATCCGACGCCATGAGACAGAGCACCATCGAGACGTTCCTCGAGGCTGTTCCGTCTCGTCTCAACAACCCCAAGAAAAGCGCCATCATCGTCATTATGCAGCGCCTGCACGAAGAGGACGTGTCGGGCGTCATTATGGACAAGCAGCTTGGCTACGACCACATCATGCTGCCGATGCGCTACGACCCGGCGCGAGCCGCTCCTACGCTTCTCGGATACGAAGACCCGAGAAAGGAGGAAGGCGAGTTACTGTTCCCCGAACGATTCCCGGAAGAGGTCGTGGACCGTGACGAGCGCGTCATGGGCCCATACGCCGCTGCTGGTCAGTTCCAGCAGAGCCCGGAGCCTCGAGGCGGCGGCGTCATCAAGAGGGAATGGTGGCAGCTTTGGGATCAGCCTTCCTACCCGGCGTTTGATTACGTCGTGGCTTCCGTCGATACGGCTTATACGACCAAGACTGAAAACGACCCGTCGGCCATGACGGTGTGGGGCGTCTGGTCGGGAGGAGACAACACGGCCCAAGTGACCAGAACTGTTTCACGTGAAAACGAAATCGTGGCCATGGTGGAGCGCACCTACAAGGAAGGCCACCCCAAGGCTATGCTGATGTACGCGTGGAACGAGCGCCTCGAGTTCCACGAACTGATATCCAAGATTCAGGAAACGATGGACGTCTACGGCGTCGACAAGCTCCTAATCGAGGGCAAGGCGTCGGGCATTTCCGTGGCGCAGGAAATGCGCAGGTCTTTTGGCTACGACGAGTTCACCGTTCAGCTGATCAACCCGGGCGCGCAAGACAAGTTGGCTCGCTTGTATTCCATCCAGCACATTTTCGCTGAAGAGCTGATTCACGCCCCTGACAGGTCATGGGCCGACATGGTGATCAACCAAGTGGCGCAATTCCCTCGCGGCAAGCACGACGATCTGGTCGATTCCACCAGCATGGCCATCCGCCATATGCGCGACATGGGCTTGTTGGTCAGGGGCTCGGAGTGGACCGCCAGCTTGGACAACGACAGGGCGCACGTCGGCGCTCCGCCCGAACCGTTGTATCCAGCCTGAGTGTGTGGTAGTGTTTTAAATTCCCGCTGTCACGACGCCAGAGGCTGATCTTGATTTATTGTAGAGCGCACGTCGAGGTGATCAAGCCCGCCACGCCTCACCGTTTGGGCTCGTTCGAGGTGCACGTTCTGGGCCAAGAACCGAACGATTTCGTGCGAGTCTACCGCATCTCTCACAAGTCTGAGGATGAAGCCGCTCGAGAGGGCATAGATCGCTTCGTTGAGGAAATTGGAAGCCTCGTGAGCGAACAGCAAACGACGAGGGTTGACTAATGCCGATGGTTCCGGGACTAAGCTCGATGATTCGCGAGGCTCCCCCGGAGCCTCAATCTTTTTCGCAGGACGACGTTCAAGTTCAGGTCGTTGATCCCGACGCCATTCCGGACGTCGACGAGAACGGTCATGTCGTCCGCATCGAGCACGAAGACGGCTCGGTCAGCGTCTCTCTGGACGGCAGGCCCATCGAGACCACGTCTGAGGCGGAGCGCGCCAAGGAATGGTTCGCCAATCTGGTGGACGACATTGGCGACGGTGATCTGAATCAGATCGCGGAAGAACTGTTGCGTGGCGTCAGCGATGACCTCGAGAGTCGCAAGGACTGGATCGAGGACCGCGCGCAGGGCGTCAAGCTTCTTGGCCTCAAAGTCGAAATTCCGGGTCTGCAGGGAGCGACGGACGGAGCTCCCGTTGAAGGAATGTCGCGAGTTCGCCACCCACTACTGCTTGAGGCTGTTCTTCGCTTTCAGGCCAACGCTCGCAGCGAACTGTTGCCGACCGACGGCCCGGTGAAGGTGCGCAACGACGCCAACCAGACGTCGCCCGATCAGGAACAGATCGCAGAGGCTCTCGAGAACGACCTCAATCATTATCTGACGGTGGTGGCCAAAGAATACTACCCTGACACCGACCGCATGCTGTTCATGCTGGGTTTTGGCGGCACGGCGTTCAAGAAGGTCTATTATTGCCCACTTCGTGGCCGCCCGGTCAGCGAGACGGTGGACGCCGATGATCTGATCGTCAACAATTCCGCTACGGACCTGAGCACCGCGAAGCGCGTCACTCATCGCGTGTTCATGCGCTCCAGCACCGTGAAGCGGCTGCAAATCCTCGACGTTTACCGTGACGTCGATCTGGGCACTCCCAGTTTTGGCGATCCCGACGCTCTCAAGCGCGAAAAAGCGGAAGTTCAGGGCATCTCTATCGATCCCAAGAACATCGAGGATCGCGACCACGAGATTTATGAGTGCTACTGCGAGCTCAATATTCCGGGCTTTGAGCACAAACACAAGGGCAAGGAGACTGGCCTCGAGATTCCTTATCGCGTCACCATCGACAAGGACTCGCGACAGATTTTGTCCATCGTGAGGAATTACGATGAGCCAACGGAATCCGATCCGCACAACCTGCCGGAAGCGCGCGTTAATTTCGTCAAGTACACTTTTGTACCCGGCTTGGGTTTTTATGATGTTGGTCTTCTACATATCTTGGGTAATACTACTAATGCGGTTACGGCGGCGTGGCGAGAAATGCTAGACGCTGGCATGTACGCCAACTTCCCCGGCTTCCTGATGTCGGACGTTGGCGGTCGCCAGAACACTAACATTTTCCGAGTTCCGCCGGGCGGCGGCGCGCTGGTCAAGACCGGTGGCGTTCCTATCAATCAGGCCATCATGCCGTTGCCCTACAA